AAGGACATTTTGACTAATGGTGTCTTTACTTCGCTCAATTCGTATTTCTGCATCGCAAAACCGATAGTTTCTTTCAGTTTAGCTGTTGCACTATCAATGCCGTCTTTCATTGCCTTTAATCGCTTTATTTCAGCGTCTATTGCTTTGCTGTCTGCTTCGTTGGATAGTATCACCAATCCGTAGTTAGCGGATTTCTCCGCCAACTCGGTTTGAGTGATTGCTAACTTATTAAACAATTCGTCTGTAATTTCGCCTTGTGATGCGATTAGTTCATCATTTATGGCTTGTAGTTCTCCGCTAATGTGGTATAGGCTTCGCATTATTTCTTAACTTTTAGGTTTAACAATTCATTTTCCATCGGTTCAAGTAGTTGAAACTTCTTTTTAACGTCCTCGATAGTTGCTTTTCCTTGCAGTAAAGCGTTGGTGACGTTTGTGAAATCAATCGTGCCACGTTCTAGGAATGGTTTGGCTTGTGGCTTTGCTGGTTGCGATGCTGTGTTACCATCATCATCATCTGCGCCAACGTTTAGAAATGACTGCATTCCGTAACGTCTAGCGTAAGTAATTCCGCTTCCCTGCGCTTGTGCATCATCTTTTTTGCCGAATAGTATTTCAGTTTCGCAACTCATCCACTCGCCACTTTCGTGGATTAAAATAGTTTCAACATAATTCTTGCCATCAATAGTTATTGTTGGCTGTAATAGCGTTATGCCGTTGGTTTGAAGCGATGGCATACACGCCTCACGAATTGAATTAAGGTCTGCATACTTGCTTTTAAAGAATGGATTTTTAGCATCCTTAATCGCTGTTCCCATTGCGCCTTGTGCTTTCAATAAAGCGGAAGCAATCTTTGTAATTGTTTGTGATGTTTTCATAGGTTTATTTGGTTTGGTTAATAATTAAAATGGAAGGTCGTGATTATCATCAGTTGCACTCGCTGACGTTGCTGGTGCTTTGTAATCGCTTTTAGGTTGCCATTCGTTTAGCACCGCATAATGACTATTGCCATTCTTGTCCGCTTCCTTTCTGCGAAGCAAATCAATGTTCACATAGCCTTTGGCGTTGGTGTGTTTATTGAGTTCCTCGATTAGTGTTTTGGCGTTAATTGATACGCTCACCACTTCACCGAAAGTAGTTTGTTTTGACTTAATAAATAAGCCGTTGATGTAGGTCTTGTTTGACATTGTTTATGGTTTTAAATTGTTAGAAATAAGGTCTTGCAGTTTGCTAGTGGCAAATTCACGAGCAAATGAATAAGCGATTAAGTCGGTAAGACTTATCTTTTGTTCATCGGTCAAAAGTGTATACGGCACACCGTATAAATCACTTGATGTTTGGTCTTTTACTTTGTCTAATAGTTCGGTCATAGTTAGTTTGGTTTGGTTGATGCAAAAATATAAAAATAAATTAAAAGTGAAGTTTTTTTGAAGATTATTTTTAGTGGGCAAAGTTGCACATATCTAAGAGTTATGCGAAATCGTAATCCTCACGATTATTGACAATACATAAGCCACCTGTTTTATGACACAATAAAGTTAACCCCCCAGTATCTTCCAAAACAGTAAATTTATCTCCATAGCTACCTCCTTTTAACCAACAGATGACTATATCACCTTTATTAAAAAGACTTCGCATAACAGCACCTACACTCAATTTGTCCAGTAGGTGCTTACTTGTATCTTGTTTGTTGTCAATATTTTGTATCATTTTTGTGTCTTGTTTTTTAGTTAATAAACTGGACAAACTGCGTGTAGCTGCAAACCGTTAGCAATCATAATAACTCAATGGCATACGTCCGTTCTTAATAAAGAAAATCTCTTGGCGTTCCTCCGCTATGTCATCGCTGTCTTTGCCGTTCTCAATCGCTTCTTCAACTTGCTTTAATTCGGTTGGGGATTTCACTTCTAAGACGGTTTCATCTTGTAACCACCTGGTTACGTTGTGCAGGAATAGTCCTTTATCGTGTATTTCGTACCATCCGCAGTAAAGGTTGCCATTAAGTTCAATTTCAAATTTTTTCATAGTTTGGTTTATTTGTTTAGTTTTGCATTAATACTTTTTCATAGGGGTATTTGGTTAAGAATTTGGGCGGCTGGTTACCGCCCTTTTTTATATGCCTTTTAACCAACAAAGCAAAGCAATCCCTCCGCTTGTTACTGCGGCATAAATAAGCAACTGGATGACTGGGTTAACATCGTTCCAATTCTTTAAAATGTAGATTAGTGTTTTCATAGCTTTGATTTTTTAAAGTTATCTAATATTTCCATCGCTGTTCTAGCACCTTGCTCCATCATTGGTAGCGTTTCGGGTAGCCATGCGTTGCCTGTGCGATGTTTCTTTGCGGCTAATATTCGGGAGTTAAAATAAGTCAAAGCCATTTCGACTTCGCTTTCTGTTCTGTCTTTTAGGTAGCTGTATGCCTCGATAGTTGTGTTGTTCATTTGGTAGAGTTTAAAAAGTTTAACCATGATGTTTTCGCCTCGTTGCGCATCTCAATCATTTGTTTGATTGCTTCATGCGCTTTCTTTGTTTTGCCGTTTAGGATGTTGTATACGGCTGTTTCGCTCACGCCTAATGATTTCGCCACTTGTGCGATTGTGACGTTGTACTTTGTGAGGTCGCTCCAAAGTTCTTTTAGTTGTTTGTTAGTTAGCATGGTTTAGTTTGTTTATGCGGTTAGAAAATAATTGCAGTTCGCGAATTGCGATTTGGTTTAATAAGTACACCCCTTGCATGTATTTGTGGTGCAGTTTGTCTTTTAGTGCTTGATTGGTTAGGCGTTGCACTTTGTCACGCCTTGATTGTAGTTGGCTCATAGTTGGTTGGTTTGGTTTAGGTTAATGATATTGAATATTTTTTTGCTTTGATTTCTTTTTCTACTTTCAAAATAGCTTCTTCTCTTGTAATGTTGCAAATGATAATTGCAGCTTCAATCATAAAGTTGATTTGTGATGTAGTTAGTGAGTTTTTCATAGTTTGGTTTTTTTTAGTTGGTTACTTAATTTCGATATGCAAATCTAAAAAGGTTTATTGTATTAAAAAACTTTTTCCAAACTTTTTTTAAACTTTTTTTTGAGCAAAAAGCAATTACACAATGTAAAACGACTAAAAAAATACCATAAAAAAAATAATTATTTGGCTAAAATAACGCCAGTCACGCCCAAAATAATGCCCAAACCTACACCACCAACGCCCCATCCAACTGACTTTATTAATGTTTTCCGCTTTTGTAGCTTTAGTTGCTTTCTTAATTCGTTGCGGTTATCAATAGCCACATCTTTAGCCAAAGTCAGTAGGCTTATTGTTTCGTCTTTTAAGGCAATAACCGTATCAAGTGAAGCAATATATCTACGTGAAGCCAAAACTACGCTATCTGCTACGCTAATGACTTTATTCGAGTGGTTTAGTTCCGCTTTGTTTCTGTCGTTCAATTCGATTTGTTTAATTAAATCTAAACGGCTAACTAAAATGCTATCTGATTTGATTTGCCCAAATAGTTGTGAGGCTGTCATCACTAACATTAAGGTTACGGTAAATAACTTTCGGTTTAACTTTGCGAAGGCTGTCATAGCTGTATTGTTTTAATTCTAAATCGTGCTTTAATCCTGTGGCTTTCTTAATCGCTTTTAGTTCGTTAGCTTGGCTGACATTAATCGCACTTTCTAACCGTTCTATTTCTTCGTTTTGTTGCTCGATTAGAATATCCCTTGCATCCATCTTAGCGTCCGTTTGCCCACCGCAATAGCTTAGGCTGGTAAATAACAATATCAAAAGAAACATGGCGTAGATTGCCACTATCCATGGGTGTTCTTTCATTGCTTATTTCTGTAATGTGTTTTACCGCCAATCTTAACGGCTTCCAATACTTGTTTACGGTTAACACCGTTTGCCCTCAAAGAAACGTGAACCCATGCAGGTTCGTTGCTATCTCCGAACTCCCACAAAAGTTGGTCAAACTCTAAATTGTTTTTAATGTAGTTAAATATCTCGCTATTCTTTACACCACCGAGTATGTCAGCGTCAATATCAATGGCACACCCATTGCAATGGTCACTATTAATCGAACCGCCTATCGCTTTGTTTATTTCTTTGGAGCGGAAAAAAGAACTAATCCCAATCGGTTTACCAAAGTGCTCACGAACTTTATCAAATACATTTATGGCTACGTTCTTCATGGCTACCAACTGCCCATCATCTGGGATGTTGTTAATCTGTTTACGAATAGCATAATCGCTTTTCGTTGCTTCTTTTAAACTAACATATTTGCTTATCTGCATAACTATTCCGATTTGCGTTCTAGCATATTAATTAACGGCTTTAGAATATCCAAGTTAGTAACGCCCTTTATATTCTCTCTCACACTTTGCAATTCACTTACCGCAATAATAGCCACAACCGCTTTGACCATGAAGTCGGCATCACCATAATAACCACCAATGACGTGAGAAATTAGTATGGCTAAGAAGTAAGATAGAACCGCATAAAACTTTCTAATCATTTTGTTGGATGTAATTAGTTCGCCCTTTGTCTTTGCCGACATAATGCCAGTGATAAAGTCAATTAAACTAATTGCACCAACTAAAAACAATGTTGATTGTAATGGTGCTAAATAAGTCAACACTGCCGCTAAAGCTAGGCCACCGTATTTGGAAGAAAGTAGTTTGAAATCTATCATAAGTTATCTACGAATGTTTGAGGGTCTTGTGCTGTTTCTTCCGTTACCGTTTCGCTATATGCCTTTATCGCATCCCATCCATTCCACCAATAGTTTATAATTAAAATGGCTTCATCATAATATTCGTTTTCGCTATCGGCTAAAACTGCATTCAACTCCCATTCACCTACATAATCCGCATTAAACAATCTACGTTTAAATTCTTCTTCATGCAAGGCGTTTATTTCAGCAATGTGCGCTTCTTTGCTCCAAACTTTTGGCAATAAAGCTATATAAGCGTCACGTTCTTCTAATGTATTGAACTCAATTATTTCTTCGCCCGATTTTAAAATAAAACTCATATTCTTATTCTTTCTAAAGTAAATGATTGAAATGTAAAGACATCGCCCAATGCAAGTGGGTTTATGGCTAGTATCAGATATTTTTGTGTAGCAATGTCCCAAGTATCGCTTCTTGTTGAAAGACTATTAATAGATATTATGTCTGTTATACCTACAACTCCGCTTGTTACACTTGGTGATTTTAATGTTGTAGCATCGCTAAAATGTGGTTGGAACCTTGCCATTGTATAATCACGAGCCGCTGCCGCTGCATCATACCTAAATATTTCAACCGCACCAACTAAAGACGCTGAATTGTTGATGTATAGTCTATGAATAATAGTGTTTGAAGTTGTTGTTTTTTGTTGTGACCAAAACCAACGAAGCACATCACCCACTGCAAATGTATTGGCAGCTATCAAATATGACTTTAAAATAAAGTTAGCTGATTGGTTGGTGAAAGCTGCGTTTGTAGTGTCGCAAATAATTATATCATTTGGTTTTATAATGCTATTTATATAAGGCGCATTATAGTAGTGATTAGCGTTTGTAGTTACTGCGCTTTGTTTATTCGCTACATTTTCGGGAGTAAATCCTAAAGCCGTTGCGATTGTTTTATTTTTCCAAAGTTGTGTTGAACTTTCATAAATCAAAGCATCGTTATTCGCTAAAGTTCCTGTATTAATGTAAACATTATGCAACTCATCCAACTCCCAACCGTTCATAATCTTCACATAGATTTTGCCATTGTTAGCGTGTGCATATTCCACGTATCCAATGATAACTATATGCCCTGTCGCTCCTGTTGGCTTTACATTTGTTATTCTCCCTGCAACCGTTGGACTTAAATAAAGCACATCGCCATCTGTCCACGTTTCGCTCTGTAAACTTCCAGTTGTGTTTATCCCTTCTAATTGCCCAACGGTCATAATAAACCCTTCTTGATTTGCTGCTATTGTTTCGGTTACAACACCCAACGTATCTGCGCTGTTGTTATCGTTGTTCGCTTGTGCTAAATCAACTGCTAATCTTTGCCCTTGCGCTCCCGATATTTTTACCACTTGATAAGCGGCTTTAGTTAGTGTAGTGTTCGGTGAAACTTTATTGACCACCCTAGCTACTAAATCAACGCCATTCTTCAAAGTTACTGAACCGCCTTTGAGAAGCGTTTGCGATACGCCTACGGTATTATTCCATTCTGTCATTCCAACGGCTAATGTTCCATTCGGAGTTACATTTAACGCTACTTGGTCTGCGATTAAATTGTAAGTACCTAAATCAACATTTTGTGTTGCTCCTGTGTATGGCACTAGTCCGCTTAAATCTTGGTCACCTGTATTCGTTCCTGTGCTTGTGCCACTACCACTTGGCGCACCTACTTGTGCTGCTGTTGTATTGTGTGGGTTATTCGTATTCGATAAGTGATTGATTAAGTTCGTGCCGTTTGTGCTTATCCAAGTAACCGCACTATCATAAGCAGTTTTTAATGCGCTTGTTAACCAAAATCTTGTAGCTGTTTCTGCAATGTCATCTGCATCTAATATTACTACTCCAGTTTGACCATTAACACTATCAACTGCACCGCCACCGCCTTGCACCTGCACCCAATCGCCTTGCTCGTTTAGAAAGTAATCCGCTTCGCCACTTGGTGAGATACCTAAACAATCCCTAACCTCTTCGCAAATGTTACTAGGTAGTTGAGTAGCTGGGAACGTCAAAACAAGTGAAACGCTTTTTGTTTCCGCTTGTATAGTTGTTGCGCTAAAGGTACAAACTATGTCAATTATCATTGCTAACCGAATTTATTACATCACATAAAACAATGTCGGTTATCTTGT